GCCCTTCTTGTCGTTCTTGAACAGCACGCCACGCATATTCGGGTCGTATTGATTAGCCACGGTTTAACTCCTGTAGTTTTTCCAGTTTCTCGTTTAACTCGGCAAGGAAAGTCTTAACCTCGCCCTCCAATGTCGTGATGTATTTGTCGTCACGCTCCACGCGCTTAACGAACATCCGCAGGTGTTCCGGCAGCCGAGGGTCGTAAGACACGAAATCGCACCACGCTCGGTTGGTACACGCCATCTGCCATTGCATCTGCGGGATGTACTTGGACGGCACCTCGCCAGCCAGCAACGTGTCCAACATCGTGCTAGTTGCGGGACACTTGAACTCCACCAGCCCGTCATCGCCTACAAGACCGTCAGGGGACGCGCCAGAGTTCACAATGCGGGGGTGGTCTATGAATCCCACCTCCTCTACCAGCTCGCCTGTACGGGCGCTGTAGGCGGCCCTAGCGTGGGGTTCCTGCTCCGTACCCCACTCCATGTGCGCGTTCGTGAACGTGCTGGCGGGCTGCCCCGTCAACCGCTCCACGATGAGGTCGGCCATGAGGTTTGCCCGGGACGCGCCGTAGCCTGTTTTGGTCTTGGCGATCACATCGGCCACGCGGGAGGCGGTGACCTTGCCGAGCCGAGCGGTGTGCCATTCGGTAGTGCGTTGTGGTTTGATCATTGCAGCGTCCTCACAGCGTAATCCTTAAATACAGCGCCTTTTGAGGGATCACCGACCTTACAAGCCTTTACCCAAACCGTTTTTCCATTACGCAATCGCCGCTGATGCCCACGACGGTCGTGATGCCTAGGTGACGCATGACTACCGCCCCGATTTTCACGAACGACCGCTTCAAAACCAACGACTAACGTGTGCCATGTGTATTTTGGCGGTTTGCCCTTTTCAATACGGCGCTGGTTTAAAAACGTCTTTTCAACGACTGCTAAATGCGCCGTTTGCCGTGATTCGGCAAGGCACTTATAAAACAACGCAATCAGACGCAACCCCATGTCTCGGCTTCGCTTTTCATTGTCAGACTCATTTGGGTCAATGTTGGTATACAACCGCCCATCTCGCACCGCATAGTGTCGCGGTTTCAACAGGCGCGGCTCACCATCGCCTATTCTTATTGCCGTTGAAAACCGTATGCCCTCCTCAGGGTCACCGCCTAACAACATCAACAACATTTCGTGAGGAGTGTTATTGCGAACCGTATTGTAAACTGCCACCGTTTTTTCAAACGGCGGTCGGTAAAGCGGCAACCATTGCTCGCATTCAATCATTTCGTTACCAAAAATTGATCCGCTTATGTCAAACCAATACCAAGGGTCATCGTCATTGCCCGAACGATCAACCCACCACTTTGCCCATTTCTGAATGGCGGGTGTCATGACACTTCCTTACTGCGAGCCATAAACGCATCCATGTGCAGTTCGCGCACCGGCACAGGCAGATCGTTAAGCAGCGCCCGCAGCGCCTTCTTGCTATCGCACGCAGCGATCTGCGCCAGCACCTCGGGGTCTTGCGCGGCCACTTCATGCGTCGTTGCATCGGCGTCGTTGTCGCCCTCGGTTGGGATGCAGAACGCTTGGAATGCGGCGTACTTGTAGGCGGCAGACATGGCCTTGTTGCTCGCCTTGTCGCCGCTATCCATTGCCTCGCCAATCGTGACGACCGTGTGTTTGCTGCCATCCTCGGCGGCGACGAAATCAAACTCCACGGTGAGCGTGACGTAGAACAGCGCACCACCTTGGCGGTTCTGCCGCTCCACTACCTCGCGTGCCGTGACGCGAGGCAGGATGCACAGGCCGTGCTTGGCAAGCAGCGGTGACAACGCCCCGTACACTTGGTCAATGCCGCGAAACTTGTAGCCCTGCGACTGGTTCTTGCTGTCTTTGCTGATGCCGACTTTGCTTAACTCGGCGGTGATCGCCGCGATCTTTTCATACACCTTCATGGTTGTTCTCCGTTAATGCTGCGATGGCGCGATTACAAGCCTCAATGCGTTCTTGTTCTTCGCGCTGTTGTAATTCCAAATCCTGCTGATGCCACCAACTGTCGTCGTCGTTCCAGATGTCATCGTGCATGGCTGGCTCGCTCCTCGGCTACGGTGCAACCGCCGTCACCACATGGATCGCAAGCGGCGGCTAACAAGTACAGCAATACGATGCCAATGAGCTGCGGCCAAGGAAATTGCAGCTTATTCATAGTCAAACGCCTCCTCTTGAGCCTTGCGGTAGTGGTTCCAGCAAGAGTTCTCCAGCGTGTCAAATTCCTCAATCGTCAGATACTCAAGGTCGCACTTGTAATTGACGTAGACCGCGTTGGATTTCTTGTCGCTGCTGTCAATACCGTCGGGGTACACGCCGAGGATGCACGCGCTGCAAATCTCCAGCGTCTCGGGGACGCCGACCGAGGGATCGCCATAATGTACGGCGTATTCCACTTCAGCCTCAAAAGCCACGCCGAGCAGGACAATGGTTGTGGTGGTAAGCATTTCTGTTGCTCCTATTAGCAGTAGTAATACTGATTTGCTGATAACGGCTCTTGGAAATTGTTAAAAGCCTCGCGGGAAGGGTAAATGTGGCAAACACAATAATTGCCAGAAAACGCTTTTTTCGTGACGCGGCCATCGGTCAATAAATACGCGCCGCCAATATCTTCCGCGTCTTGTGTAGAAGGCATTTGCCATTCGGACACCACTTGCGGGCGATATTGCTCGTTATTGGGATGACGAGCGTTGAAAGTTTTAAGGTAGCCAAGATAAGCGGCGTAGGCTTTTTTGCTTTTAATCATGATTACTCCTGTCTGTGGATGCGTTGTGTCTGTCAACGGTTGTAAGTTTAGCAACCTAAACGGATATTGCAATACCCCTAGCGAAAAAAAGTTTAGGCGGCTATATTCCGCAGCATGGACATTCAGAAGCTCATTAAACGATACGGCAGCCAGCAGGCTGTGGCACAGGCGTTCGGCGTCACCAAAGGCGCGGTTAGCCAATGGGTCAAGGCTAGGGCGATCCCGGCTGCCCGGGCGTGGCAGCTTAAGGCTGGGCTGGTAAAACCCCCAAAGGGCCGCTAATGCGGTTACACAGGGCTAGAAACGACAAACCCCCGGGGGGCGGGGGCTTGACGCGGGTGGGTGATGACCCTACGCTGATTTTGCAGAGAAGCGCAGCGCGTGACGGAAGGTTAGAGCGGGGATACCTAACCTGTCAACCGTCACGCATGGAGTAACGCAACCATGCGAGGACGATATGCTTTTTTATACCCGCCATCTCGGTGACTACGCCCGAGACACCGGCCATCTCACGACGTATGAGCATGGCGTCTATACCTTGCTACTAGATCGCTTTTACGCCACCGAAAAGCCGTTTGGCGAGCGTGAAGCGATGCAGCTTTGCCGCCCTGCCAACGGACGGGAACGTGACAGAATCCGTCGCATCCTAAACGACTTTTTCATTCTTACTGCGTCCGGCTATGTGAACGCTCGGGCGATGAAGGAAATGGAAAAAGTGCATGAAAAACAGGCAAAAGCAAAACAAAGCGCCCAGCAGCGTTGGATGCGAACGCATAGCGAACGCAATGCGAACGGTATGCTATCCAATAACCAATATCCAATAACCAATAACCCAAGCGCGTTAGCGGGCTACCCTGACACAACGAAGTCGCCAGACGTTCGGGGTGGCACTCCGAGAATTAGTGCTGACGCGGCTTTAAGGGTTGTTGGTTTAGCGAAGAGGGAGGAACGATGAGCCTAGACGTTGAAGCGTGGCAGCGATGGGAGGCGTATCGCCTAGCGATCCGTAAGCCGATCAAACCGGCGTCAGCCGAAGCGATGAAATTAAAATTGGCACGTTACGGCGACGATCAAGCAGCCGTGGTTGAGCAAAGCATCAGCAACCAATGGCAAGGGCTGTTTGACCTCAAAAAGTCCAAGCCCGGGTTCGGCGAAAAACCCGTTAAGACCGACAAACAAGTAGCCGCCGACAACGAACGCTGGCAGCACGCTCAAGATCGCTGCGCCCGGGAGTGGGATAAGCGCCTTGGTGAACCGCTCGCTAAACTCAAACTCGCGGATGCCCTCCTTGCGCGTTACAACGTCAGAAATGACGAACCCGGCCACGACGAACGGATGGAGTGGCTACGGGAGCGGGTGGCGGATCTTCTACGAGAAGCGGATGCAAAGCTGGTGGCGGGTGATCCTTGCCTCATAGCAA